CTGAAAACGGTCAACGGCCAACATCCTGTCTGATTGTGAAGTTTCTCCATATATAGACACTACTGTTTCTGAACCATATTTATCATTTAAACTACCAATAATTTCGTTAATGTTATGTACATAAGTCGCCCAAATAATTACCTTTTGGTCTGTTTCTTCTAATATTTCTAATAAAGCTTTTAACTTTTCATTATTAAATTGTAATATTTCACCATCATCACTTTTACAATAACCATTTGCTACTTGATGTAATCTTAATAATTCTGTTAATTGATTGTGGACAGAAATAGTTTCATTTTCAAATTTAGCCAATGCTTCTATTCTTAATCTATCATAAATTCTTTTTTGATCTCCTGAAATAATTACTTCTCTTTTTTGATAAATTTTATCAGGAATATCTAAGCACTCATCTTTTGTTAATCTTATTGAAAAATTTTTTAATTTTTGCTCTAACTCATCTAGATTTGTGTATCCATCGGGGACCATAATGGCCTCACCTCTTGCGATATAAACTTCGTCAAAGGTGCAGTATCTATTTCTAAAAGCGTAATAACTTTTAAAACCTAGTAGTGCAGGATCTAAGAAAGCACATTGAGAGTACAGATCTAGTGGTGATTTAGTTACGGGAGAACCTGTTAAAATCCTACGCATTTTTGCTCTCCATCGCAAAGCTAATATATTTTTAGTTCTTTTAGCTTTAGGATTTTTTATTGTTGTGGACTCATCTATAACCATGATATTGTTTGGTTGATTCAATAAATATTTATTACATATTTCTAAACCTTTTTTTGTGGATAATGCCTCTACGTTTATTAAAAAAAATTTTAGTAAACCTTTTTTTGTAACAAAAGGTTGTAATTGTTTTGGTTTATCCACTTTCCAAGCGTAAGTGATTCGTTCTATTTGGTCAGGTAAATGTGTATTAATCTCGTTCTTCCATACTGTATATACAGATTTTGGTGCAATAATAAGCGCGGAATCTATACGTTTTTTTAAATATAGGTAAGCTATATTGTCTATTGTAGTTTTGGTTTTTCCTGTACCCATTTCCATAAAAAGAGCGTAAGTAGTCCTTTCCGCAGACTCTTTTAAGGCCCTACGCTGATGCTCATAAGGTTTAGTTTTATACGGGTATTTCCAACCTGCCATATCCATCACTGTTTTATATTTTTGTAATTGACTTTGCAAGTGAATAATCTATAAGCAAATAGGATATGGATATCGAAAAATTTTCAAATTTAGAAGTTGATACTGCAAGCACTAAATCTATATCTGATGCTTGTAACGAAATGAAAAAACTTGAAAATGAAATAGAACAAGCTGAGGAAGCACTTTCCGTTAAGAAAGCTAAATATAAAGATTATCAGGAACGAAAAATACCCGAGCTTATGCAAGAAGCTGGTGTTAACGCAATCAAACTTGCTGATGGTACGCAAGTTGAGGTTAAACCTTTTTATGGGGCAAGAATACCTGAGAGTCGTACCGATGAAGCTTTTAGTTGGCTTCGAGATAAGGGTTTTGGAGATTTAATAAAAAATACAGTCACAACAACTTTTAATAGAGGACAAGACAATCAAGTTGCAGAATTAGTAAAAGTTTGCGAACAATATGGTTTTAAATATTTGCAAAAACAAAAAGTTGAACCTATGACGTTAAAAGCTTTTGCTAAAGAACAAGTTGAAAAAGGAAAGGAACTCCCGTTTGATTTATTTGGTATCTATATTGCAAATAAAGCTAAACTAAAAACGAAGGAGTAAAAATGCCAAACGGTAAAGACGTAGCTACAAAAAAGAAAAACGAAGTAGCAACAATCGACATCGAAAAATTTGCAGATCAAGGTTTTGAAAACATTGATAGCAAATCATTGCAGTTACCATTTCTTAAAATTTTAGGTCAGTTATCACCGCAAGTGACAGCTGGCGATTCTAAGTATATTGATGCTGCAAAACCAGGAATGATATACAATACTGTTACAGATAAACTGTATGACGGTAATAAAGGTATCTTAGTTATCCCCGCTTATTATAAGTTTGAATACATTGAATGGGCAGACAGAGGACAAGAAGGTAGTAATGCACCTAGAAATATTTATCCTGCTGATAGCGATATCATGTCTAAAACAAATAGAGGTGATGACGGCAAAGATAGATTGGAATCAGGAAACTACATAGAAGAGACAGCTTCTCATTTTGTAGTCGTAGTCGAAGAAAGTATGGCCAGCGAAGCATTAATTACAATGAAATCTACTCAAAGAAAAAAATCTAAGAAGTGGAATTCAATGATGAATATGATGCAAGTTCCAAAAAAAGATGGCAAAGGTTTCTTCAGACCTGCACCATTTACTCAACAATACAGATTGAAAACTGTTTTGGAAAAAAACCAATTAGGTTCATGGTATGGTTGGGAAATAACATCAGAAGGATTAGTTCAAGACGAAAGCTTAGTTAATAGAGCTTATAAGTTTAGACAATCCTTAATGAGTGGTAGTGTTAAAGTAAAACACGGCCAAGAAGAAGAATCAGCTAAAACACCATTTTAAATATGGACTTTAGTAAATCCTTGGAGCAGTTTAAAAAGCTGTTCCAAGGGTCTGATACATATCATGGTCAATCTAAAAAATTAGGTAAAAAAAGATCAGATGGTAAAGATGAGTGGCGTAGCTGGATAAATCCCACTCCAATGACAGACCAAAACTGGTTAGACCATTTAGAAGGAGTAGATAGTTTTGGCACAGTTCCAATAAGAGATGACTCCACAACAAGTTGGGGTGTAATTGATGTAGATAGATATAACATTGATCATAAAAAATTTATTAAAATTATAAGAGAAAGAAAATACCCTTTTGTACCTTACAGGTCTAAATCAAATGGTTTGCATTTAATTTTACATTTATCTGAAGCTGTCCCTGCAGTAGACATGAGAAAAAAAATGATAGCTATTGCATCTGATTTAGGAGTTAATGATGCAAAAACAGATATTTTTCCTGCACAAGATACTGTAGATTTAACTCCCGAAAAGTGGGACGATAAACAAAAAGGTCAATTTGTAAATTTACCTTACTATAATGCAAAGTTTCCAACACGATGTGCCATGGATGATGATGCACAAAGCTTACCCTTTGATAAATATTTAGAGTATATTAAACAATTTATCATTTCTAAGGAACAATTTAATCAACTTAAAACAGCAACGGACAACGAAAACAAACAGTGGCCTAATTGTGTAAATAAATTTATTAGGAATCAAATTAAGGAGGGCGAAGGTCGTAATGATGCAATGTTTAATGTTGGAATTCTATGTAAAAAAATAAATGAAGATAAAGATTACTGGGAGGCAGAGATAAGAGATTTAAACAAAAAGATATGTATCCCGCCTCTTACACCCAAGGAGATTGCAAAAGTTATAGAACAAGTTGATAAAAAAGATTACTCTTACAAATGTGGTACCTCTGTTGCTCGTATGTTTTGTAATGGCTCTACACAATGTGCAAAAAGAAAATATGGTATAGGTTTAAATGAAGCTATACCCGAGGTCGGTAAATTAATTAAAGTAAATTCATATCCTGAACCTTATTGGTTGCTACCTATACAAGGTAAGTTAGTAAAACTTGACACTAAACAATTATATCAACAACAATTATTAGGTGAAAGATTATTAAATTATGATATTGTTTGGCGACCTTTAAGAGCTAGCAAAAGAGATCCCGATCCATACAGGGATTGGTTAGAGGAATTAATATCGAATAAACAAGACATGGAGGGATTTGACGGTGATGAAGAAAGAAAAGAAGTATTTAATACTAGAATAGTAAAATTCTTTGAGGACACTGATACAATTACAGAGTTTGATCAAATAGAGCATGACAATATTTATCAAGAAGGAAATGAAATTAGATTTAAACTAGAAACATTTAGGCAATTTATGAAAAAGCAAGGGTATAACTGGTCTGAAAAAGAGTGTACAGTATTCTTACAAGGGGCTGGTTGTGATAAAAAAGCAAAATTTCAAGGTATTCAAGCAAGACACTGGGTGGCTAAATTACCAAAACAAACGGAACATAAAAACAAAAATGTCATATTCACTAAAACAAAAGCTCCATGGGAAAACAATTAAATTTTTTGGTCCACCAGGAACAGGAAAGACACATAGACTTTTAGAAAGAGTAAAGAAATTTTTAAGAAGAGGTTTGTCACCTGATGATATTTGTTACATATCATTTACTAATAAAGCAGTTGAAGAGTGTAGAGATAGAGTTCGAAAACAATTCAAAGGTTATGACGAAGAGGACTTTAAATATTTTAGAACTTTACATAGTTTAGCTAGACAACAATTTGCAGATATACCTGTGTTAGATCCTAAAATTGATATGTTGCAATTTCATACACAATACGGGACGGTTAAATTAAATTACAAACCAACATGGGACGATCAAAAAGTTTACAATAATTGGTCTTTACAAATTTATGATAGGGCAAGAAATATGAAAATGAATCCGATTGATTTGTATAAGAAAGAACCACGAAAAAAAGTTAGATTACAACAATTTAAATCTATTATTGCAGGGTACGAGCAGTATAAAACATACGAAGCTAACCCAGGTGAGTTTAAAAATGATAGGTTAGATTTTACTGACATGGTTCAAAAATACATTGATAACGGACTACCTCTATCTTTTAAAATATTAATGGTGGACGAAGCCCAAGACCTTACCCCTCTGCAGTGGGACATGGTTGTAAAATTAGCAATGAACTCTCAAAAAGTTTATTTAGCAGGTGATGACGATCAAGCTATCTATGAGTGGAACGGTGCTGATGTAAGTTTTTTTCAAAGTTTTCCTGGTAAAGTAAAAATTCTACAACAATCAAGAAGACTAAACAAAAAAGTTCATTTCTTTTCTCGATGTATTTTAAACGGTATGGAAGGATATAGAATAAAGAAAGAGTTCACCTCTAACGGAAAAGATGGTGAAATAAGTAAGTGTAGTAGTTTAAAAAAAATTCCTTGGGAGATACAAGGTTCATGGATGGTATTAGCTAGAATAAATGATGTTAAGAAAGAATTACAAGATGAGGCAAGAAGATTAGGTTTATACTTTCAAGACATGCGCGGAAACAAATCCTTTGATATTAATCAGTGGAAAGCTATTTGTGATTGGCAAACTATTTGTGATGGTGGTGCTATAACAAGAGAAGATGCTTGTAACATGTATAACTATCTTTTAAACATAGACCACGGCTACCGTTCAGCGGACAGTAAAAAATGGAGTTTTGCTCACCCAAATCAAGTTTTTAGTTTTGAACAATTACATCTACAGTGTGGTATGACCGAAGAAAAAGCTTTTTGGATTGATGCCTTTCAAAGAAAATTTAAAGATAGAGAGAAAGTCTACTTTAGAAAACTTCTAAACAACAAGGTAAACCTTGATTCGAAAGCTAGAATTATAATAGATACAATACACCAAGTGAAAGGGGGTGAAGCTGATAATGTTGTCTTGTCTGCTAAATGTAATTTTCCATCTCATTTTGAGAGAAAAAATTTATCAGATAGAGTCAAAGAATTAAGAGTTTGGTATACAGGAGTTACAAGGACAGTTAACACTTTACATTTATTGGGTACATACCATAAATATCATTTTCCCTTGAGTAAATATTATAAATTGTATAAAAGTAACTATGCCTAAAAAACAAATTGGTGGATCTCACTATAAATCTTTTGCCATCGAACCTTGGACATTTGTTCAAGAAAACAATTTAAATCCTTTTCAAGCGAACGTAATAAGATACGCTTGTAGATATAAAAAGAAGGGTGGAATACAAGATTTAGAAAAAATTATTCATTACTGTGAAATGGAGATAGATTTCATAAAAAAGAAAAACGATGATGTTACCCATGCTGAAGTAGAGGAGTTTGCAGCTGAGATAGCACAAATGCAGGACGCATGAGTCATCAATTAAATTTTATTTATAATGATAGTGATTGGGTTGCTCCATCAGAGTATCCTGATTTAAGAAATGCTGATGAAGTTGCGATAGACTTAGAAACGAAAGATCCTAACTTAAAAACAAAAGGTTCGGGATGGGCAACTTTTGATGGTGGTATTGTTGGATTTGCTGTGGCTGCATTAGGTCAACAATGGTATTTTCCAATACAACATGATGCTGGTGGTAACATGGATTTAGCTGTAACAACTGCGTTCA